ATGGTCAATGGTTATTGATGCTAGAAGAACGTGGAAAATGGTTGAGTGTTCCAAGAACTGTATATCTAGCAAGAGAACATGGTAATAGTGAGAACTTTAGACGATGGAATCCTAGAGGTGAAGCACAACTTGTTATCAATACTAAAGAACGAAGAAAAGGTCTGGTATTAGAGTATCCTAGAAACGTAAAATATTTTGATGATATTTACGATTTAGCATCTTCTGTATATACCTCTAGTTTGAATTATCAAAAACATCCTCAATGTATATCTTTTTGTAATTTCAATCAAGATCATTTTCAACAAAAGAAAACAAAACAACTGTTTTTTGACCATGATGTAAATTTTGATTACTATCATATTGATGTAGAATATTTTATTATCAACATTAATTTAAGTGATACTGCCGAATCGATGCAACGATTATTGACTAATATTAAAAATAGCAATTCAGAAAAATATGAATTGATACTGTATAGTGATAATTTCAATCTACATCAAAATAATAGAACTAATTTCAATAATTTAGAATCTATAAAAGATGTAGTTGTTGCTAATGGTTATGGTCTTAATTGGTTTGAACAACATAATAATTACTATATTGTTTCTCTCAAACCTGTTGATACAAAAATTGAATTTGTAGAATCATCTGTAGAAAAAATTGAAGATGTTAAGATAGAATCTACAGACCGTCTTAAAATAATGCAGGTTCATATAGGGTGTGGATTAGATATTCCTCCTAAAGGTTATGGTGGTCTAGAAGAAGTGATGCATCATTATATGAGAGTCGCTAAAATGCGAGGTCATGAAATAGGTTTGAAGTGGTTAGATGATATAACACAAGCAGATATTGAATATTATGATGTGTTTCATAATCATACAGGTGGGTTTCACAAATATCTTGAAGAGAGATGTCTGCCATATATTTTTACAACTCATGATGTGCATCCAAAAGTTCATGGAAAAGAATCTTGGTGGTACAATATCAATAATGAAACCATCAAAAATTCTATCTTCTCATTAATACCCTGCGATCACATGATTCCATTTTATGAACATGGTCACAAATTGAGAAAACTTAATCATGGTGTAGATTCTAATTTTTATTTTCCTTTTGACCGCAAAAAAGATAATATAAGATTAATCTGTGTGGGCGGAGGTGACGATAGGAAAGGTTTTCATCTTGCTATACTTGCCGCCAGAGAGTTAGGTTTACCAATAACAATAGTAGGACCAGATAGCATTCATTCAGATTATAATGAGATTTTTTATGCAGTCTTAAATGAATCTAAAAAACATATAGAAATAAATCAGACAGGAAATTTAGATAAATTTGAACTCAGAAAAGTTCTGAATGAACATGATATTATTGTGCATCCTTCTGATATAGAAACTGGTCAACCATGTTTAGCAGTATTAGAAGCAATGGCATGTGGGTTACCGTGTGCTGGAACAATGCAAGATAAGGTAGAAATACCTGGTTTGGTAGAGTGTACAAGAGAACCTGTAAGTATTGTGGCCGCTATAAGAAATATCATTAACAATTATGATGAACTTTCTAAAAAGGCACGAGAGTTTGGTAGAGAACGAGATTGGACAAATATATTTGATGAATTAGAACCACATTATTATGAGGCTAGAGAACGAAAACATGAAGTACCTACGACTTTGAAAGAACGATTGGTTTATGCATATTCTAAACAAAAGTCTAAACATGAAAATAAAATTGTGATTACTGTTAATCAGAATCCTCATGTTCACATTACAGGCAATGTTGCTAAAGATTATAATGTAGAATTCTTTAATGATGATACTGGTGAATTGGTATATTCAAATATCATTTCAAATAATTGCTGGTGTGCATGTAATATCAACTATTATGTTAAATGGAGAATAATCGTAACAGAGATTGATACGAGTGAAATAGTTGAAGAATATGTACTAAATTTGACAGATAAAAAAGTTTATGTATGGTTCGATTCTGCCGCCTTAGGTGATAACTTAGCATGGATAGGTGCAGTCAATCAATTTCAGCAAAAGCATAAATGTAAATTATATTGTTTTACATTCTTCAATCATTTGTTCAGAGACAGATATCCAAACATTGAATTTGTAGATGATCATAATGATTTTCATCAAACAGGTCAAGCAATGCCTGCGGTACCGAAAGTGAATCATACTTACTGGATTGGTTTTATGGGCGATCCATTTTCGAGTAAAATTCCTATCGATCCTAAAAAAGTTCCTTTGCAACAAGTGTGTGCAAGTATTCTAGGTATTGACTATAGGGAAGAACGTGCTAAAATAGTAGTTAATGAACTTGAATCAGAGTTGAATAAACCTTATGTTTGTATAGGCATACAATCAACGGCTCAGGCAAAATATTGGAATTACCCTGGAGGGTGGGACAATGTTGTTAAATACTTAAAGAAGAAAAATTATGATATTGTTTGTATAGACCAACATCGTTATTTTGGTAATGGTGATTTTATGAATTCCGCTCCAGAAGATGTCATACATCGACATGATAGAACACTGGATCAAACTATTGCGACAATGAATGGTTGTGAATTTTTTATAGGACTTGGATCTGGATTATCTTGGTTAGCCTGGGCATTAGAAAAACCAGTCGTTCTAATTTCAGGATTCAGTAGACCTTTCTCAGAGTTTTCAATAGACTGTGAACGTGTCTTTAATCCAGATGTGTGTAATGGTTGTTACAACGACTCTCAATTAGATCCAAGTAATTGGAAATGGTGTCCAATACATGAAGATACAGACAGGATGTTTGAATGCACTAAAACAATCACTCCTAGTGTGGTTAAAGAGTCGATTAACAATATTATAGAAAAATTATAAATGCTTAAAATTATAACTCCTCAAGATTTTATAATAACGATAGAGCATATTAAAAGAACAAAGAATATGACATATATGGATTCAATACAATATTATTGTGATTTAAATAATGTTGAACCAGAAACAATAGGAAAATTAGTACAAGGCGCCTTAAAAGTTAAAGTACGTGAAGAGGCGGAAGCATTACATTTCTTGAAAGCATCTACAAAATTACCTGGACTATGATAAAAATGGATCCGTTTGATTGCTATAAAGAGTATGTATCAATCAAAACTCATTTTCATAAGGTTGATTACAATTACTTTAAGCATAAAAAGAAAAAAATATCGTATAATACATTTTCGAAAAGAAATGACCATTATTTTTTTGTAAAACTATCGAAAAATTACAAAGATGATGAAATCACAAAATTTTTTGTTGCCAATTTTATAGATGATGAATTTTTGTGGATAGGTGATGCACTTGATTCACAATCAGAAATCAAATACAAAGAATGGCAAAAAAGAATTCAAAGTTTATCATATATGTTTTCGAATGATATTGATAGACTATTGAGTGAGCATGAGTTTGATGAAGTCTTTAAGGTGAATCAAGGTCAACATCCTATTCTGTTAAAGTTGACTCTTGCTAAATATATTATGATTGAGACTTTTATTATACTTGATGCTTTGTTAAATTTTGTGCCTGAATGGAACAAACAGATTTCAGAGAAAATAATCTGGCCTGGGTTCTGTAAAAAAGCACAAAAATATGCTCCATTTTTGGAGGTGGATAAGACGAAATTTCGAAAAATACTTCGAAAGAAACTTGACATTTTATAACAATCGTGTTATACTATTGTCTATTAACTTAATATTTTTAATACAACGAAATAAGGAATAATATGTCGTTTGCAAATCTAAAAAAGTCCCGCAATGATTTCATGCAAAAGTTAAATGCAGAAATCAACAAAGTAAACAACCCCGAAACAGAAACGAAAAATTATACAGATGAAAGAATCTGGAAACCAGAAGTGGACAAATCTGGTAACGGTTATGCCGTAATTCGTTTTCTCCCCCCATGTGACGGTGAAGATGTTCCTTGGGCAAGAGTGTTCAATCATGGTTTTCAAGGTCCGACAGGGCAGTGGTATATTGAAAATTCTTTGACAACTCTTGGTAAAAAAGATCCTGTATCTGATTATAACAGGACACTTTGGAACTCTGGTATTGAAGCCAACAAAGAAATTGCTCGTAAGCAAAAACGTAGGCTTTCTTACTTCTCAAACATATATGTTGTAAGTGATCCTAAGAATCCTCAAAACGAAGGTAAGGTCTTTTTGTACAAGTACGGAAAGAAAATCTTTGACAAAGTTAATGATTTGATGAATCCGGAGTTTGAAGATGAATCTCCAGTAAATCCTTTTGATCTTTGGGAA